GGTAAAGACGGTGAGTGTAATGTGCATTTCGGGGTGGTTGACGTCTACGGTACCCAACATCACAACATGCCAGCCGTCGCAGAACAGTGGTTGGCCGAGACCGGGCTCTATCTTTCGTCCCGTAGGGTCAGGATCAACGAGGGAACGGAGAGGTTGAAGACGTTCTTGAAGGTAGACCCCCTGACCGGGGCTCCCAGGATCATGTTTGACAACAAATGCCGGGGCATATTGAGTGAATTCGGGGCTTTATCTAACCCCTTTGACGGACAAACCAGGGTATATCGCTGGAAAACCGACCGGGATGGTAATATAGTAGGCGATATCCCGGAAGACCGGAACAACCACGGGATAAAGGCCACGATCTACGGCCTGGTCGACCAGTTTGGGTACGCCCACGCCGGGAATCGTAAGACTATTCGGGTGAAACACTGGTAACAGGAGCTAGAATTGGCTAAATGTGAGCCCGAGGAGATCGTCCAGGCAGTCCAACGGCACGCAGATGAGACTGATGCCCTCCGTGTGCGCATGGAAGAGGACTATGAGCTGTATAACCTGGCGGAATACGACGCCGGGGACGGATATGAGAGCTATACGTCCAACTCACCCCAGGTATACGCCGATAAGATCGTTGGTTGGCTCACTAACCACGAGATCATCATCCGTATGCCCTATAACAACACCCATGAGATAGATAGGCTGCGTTTTGATGCCAAAGAGAAGTTCTTGATCGGACTTTTCCGGGCCAATGACGAGCGTTTGACCCAATTACTCCTCCCATCAGCCCAACAAAGCCTATGTTGGTACATTTCTATGCGTGGTTGGTATGCTGGCCGCGCCCTCCTCATGAAAGATGACGATGGGGAGACCTATGCCGACTTCACGCCGTGGGATCCGCTCCATACCTTCTGGTGTATGGATGGGAAGGGACTGGACTGGGCGTGTTACCGGATCAGGAAGACCCGTGCCGAGATCGAGTCCGAGTACCCTGACTTCAAGCTAGAAGAAGGCATGAGCACCCACACCGGGTTCGACGAGATAGGGATCGACGTCTATGACTACTACGACAAGGAAGATAACTGCGTAGTCATCCAGGGATCCTTCGCTAAAGAGCCCACACCCCACGGTTCAAACCGGGTTCCAGTCATTGTCGGAGCTGTAGGCTCCCAACCCCCCATCCAACCCCGGCTAATGAACCGTTATAGCTCGGATACCTGCGCTAACTACGGCGAGTCCATCTTCAAATCGAACCGGGAACTCTTCGCACGGAACAACTTCATGATGTCTGTGATGTTGGAGTTGGTAGCGAGGGCGCGGAAGCAAGGGATCGTGGTACGGAGCCGGGACGGATCTAAGACACTAGATGAAGACCCGTACCAGGCCGGTGCGGAGATCAGCCTTGCCGAGGGAGAGGAAGTCGCGCCCCTGGGTCTCATGGAGATGGCCAGGGAGTCCAGCTCCTTCATGGGCCTGGTATCTGGTGAGATACAGAGGGGCTCCCTACCCTATAGTGTATACGGGGAGCTTCAGTTCCAACTCTCGGGTTTTGCTATAAATACCCTACGCCAGGGTATCGAGACCGTGATCCAACCCCGGCTGAAGTCTCTAGCCAACGCCTACTTGCAGGTCTGCAACCTGTTCTCCGACCAGTACGCGTCGGGTTCTTTCCAGACCATGCAGCTTGCAGGCTGGGCCAATAACCGAAACTGGTTCGACGAGATGATCGAACCCAACATCATCGAAGGGATAGGCGCACCAGAGATCACCCTGATCGGTGACCTACCGCAAGATGACATGACCAAGATGAATATGGCCCAGATAGCCAGAGACGGCCAGATGCCGCTCCTACCTGACCGCATGATCCGGGACGAGATACTCGGCTTGCAGAACGCTGACGAAGCAGATGCCGCGATCAAAGAACAACTGGCAGAACAGGTACTACCCGAGGCCCAACTCTGGTCACTACTTAAAGCAACAGAAGAACGGGGCCGTTCAGACCTGAGCCAGTTCTACTTCGGTCAGCTCATGGAAGTGATCATCCAGAAACAGATGATGAGAGCCCAGGGCATGATGCCTGGGATGGCTCCTGGGGGCGGAGCCCCGCCAGGGCCGGGAGGGCCGGGAGGCCCACAGCAAGGTCCCGCTCCCCAGGGTGTCTCACCTTCAGTGATGCCACCGGCCATGATGGGGACACCACCTCCGATGCCCACGCCGCAGGCAGGACCTAACGTACCGGCAGGTTCACCCAGGCCGGGTCGGATGGGTATAAACGAACGGCTAACAAGACTAGGCTTATTTCCACCGGGAGCATAGTAGATGGCGCAGATCACAGTCAGACTATCCGAAGCCCAAAGCGGGATCAAGGGCGGCATCTCTATTGGCACGGGTCGTTCTAACCTGGAGTCGGCTCTATCGGTAGCGGCTGCCGCCATCGAACGGAGCCACGGTTCTGTTGATATGGGTGCCCTGCGTGAGGCCATATCTGAGCAGAACGTAGGTGCTCCAGAGAATAACCAGGAACAATTAGAAGAATTCGAAGAAGCATTGGACCTTGGCATCAGTGCCGAGATATTCAACAGTGCCATCAATACCAAGGCTTTGATCAAGGCCGCTCAGGATAAGTGGGTCAACCAGGGGGCTCCGGTGACTGCCGCAGATGTACAGGAGATCGACGCACCGATCAAAGAGGTACAGCGAGCGGCGGCTATGACCGACTACAACCGGATGACCAACAGGGATCCCAGCCAGACCGTTGCCGAACTCGCCCCAGATAGTCCTACGTTATTCGGTATAGGAAAAGATACACAGATATCTGACCTGACTGATAAACAATTGGGAGACCTGGTAAAGCAGGGACTTGGCGGTCAGGGCATCACTGATAGCCTCTTCTGGTCAGCCAGGAACGAACAGAGCAGACGGGGCACGACGGTATCCACGAACCAGTTCACTGGAGCCCTGGAGTCTACCCCTTTATCTGAGGATGAGAAAGCTGGGTTCGTAGAAGGCAGCGATATCAATGGGGGTCGTGGGAGCGGTAAATTCGTCCAAATGACTGGTGATCCTACTCCGTTGGGGGAAATAGTCCGTGAGTCACCTGGCTCTGCGCAGGATGTAACCGCTAAAGATGACACACCGTACACCTTGTTCTTGCGTCAGTTACTTGGTACCGATCCCTCAAGTTGGGCTAATGACGCAGAGTCTTTTAACGCTCTTGGTGATATGGCCAGAGAGTACATAAGTAATAACCCTGACTATGGTACCAGTGCAAATGCCCGTAAAGCTCAAGCGGCTGATGATAACAATGTGATATCAGTGCTGCGAGATGCCATGGGGGACATACGCACCCTATCGGGCTTTGATACTTTGCCTATCGGCATATACATGAACACCAATCCCGGTATGTGGGGCAACCTTCAACCATCGGGAGCCGATCTTACTGGATACAATCTTGATCCTATGGATCCAACAACTACGACTACCTTTACTCCTAAGCTGCCCGATCCTTCTAGTGGCGGAGATCTTGGATTCTTAGAAGGGATCATGAACCCTGAACAGATGCAGGCTCTTGGCTTGAGTGCTGAGTCGTATGCCTCACAGGTGCCGTTCCAGACGGCCTGGAGACAACAGGCGGCGGCTACACCAGGATCTATGAACCCGTTAGCCCGTCGTGCTCTCGCGGCACAGAACCCGTTTGCCCAGTTACAGTATTGGTTGAGCGAGTCCCAGAGCCCCAGGAGTTTCTTACAGGACTATCAGCCCTGGAGTGCAGAAGGATTCGAGACTGGATTAGCCTCTGCTATGGAAAGCGCGGCGGCGTTTCCAACCGACTTTACTCAGATCGGCCCCGAGGATATAGAGGCTGCCAAATGGAAAGCCTGGCTTGCGCAACCAGAGAATATGATGTCGGCTGTCCAGGCCCCGACATTGATGCGTACCGACCCGTTCAAAAGAGATATGATGCGGTCTGCGTTCCAGAGGTTGTATGATATAGCGGCAAGCCGAGATCCAGCAGGTGGCGCAAACGTAGATATAGCAAGTCTGTTCGGGAGTTTAAGATAATGGTTGTTACCGGAGGAGTATTCGGAGCTAACCCATTCGCCAATCCCTTCGATACGGGGTTCGATATGACCCAGTCTGCCTTCAACCCTGGGCAGTTCGTACCGTTCGGCGATGTCTACCGTCAGATGACTGCGGAAGCACCGTGGACACTGAACCCACTGGGGCGTAAGGCCGCTGCTGCCATGCAACCATTACTCTCTACCCAGTACGCACTACAGCAGCCTGGTGTGAACATGCCCGAGAGTATGTTGGGTCAGAACCCGTACCGCCAGTTCCTACAGGGGAACCTATACGGCATGAACCCCGCGACACCAGGTGGTAGGTTCACATCCCAGTTGTCGGGACAGAACCTACAGACCAGGCTTCAGCGGATCGCTAACCTGATATCGCCAGGCGCGGCGGCGGCTACCAATCCCCTGGACATGGCACTACAACAGACCTTTGCCGACCCACAGAACCAACTAGCGGCGGCGGCACTACCTGCCTTACAGCGGTCTGCTCCTGCCATACGCTCTGCTTTACAGAGCGGGTACCAGAGATTATTCGATAGGTTCATGGGGGCTAACCCAACGGGTAACTTCTTACGGGCATCTCTGGGCATGGAGGGAACGCCGTTACCGGAATCTTTTTTAGCTAACCCGGCTCTAGGTATGGGTAGTGAGATCCAGAGTCTTAATCCTACGGTTCTACCTACGGCTGTGCCTACGGTGGAACCCGATCCTACTCAGACTGTGGAATCCGATCCCCTTGAGTCCGTTATAGCGAACGTTTTCGGGAATCCCGCTCTGGAAGGATCTTTCTTACCGGAGGATGTGACTATCACCGAAGAGTTAGAGACTGCCAATATACCTTCGCCATTCCTTGCAGCAGGAGAAAAAGATGATCCGATATCTCTGGTCGATATGTGGAAAGAGAGTAACGTCAGAGACGCCTCAGGATATATACAGACTGACAGGGGAGACTCCACCATCGACTCTTTGAATGTGACGGAAGGGACTCTAACAGCCCTGAGTCAGATACAAAAGGACCTCGCAGGTGGTCTGTACTCTAATAAACAAGGGAACCTGATGGTCGAGTCCATCATGAACGCCCAACAACCAGAAATGGCTGAGTGGATACGGATCCCAGGCCCTGCTACAGGCAAGGGGTATATACGAGTTGAGGATTTGGGCCGATTACAAAGGGGAGAGATAAAGGAAGCTGATCTCCCCGCTCTCAGCGAAGCTGAATACAATGACATACTCATGAAACACGGAGTGACCGCTACAGGCGCACCGCTCGGTAAAGCTTTCCAGAACCAACAAACATCCCCCGGAGTTGATTTTGTCAGAACTAAGGGTGGTGCCGTGATCAAGACTGACTGGCTACCAGACAGACTCAGGGCTTTTAAATAGGAGTAAGAGATGGCTCAACAATTCGGTGATTTCGACTTTACCAATCCCTTTGCGGATTTCTTGGAAGCCGAGCCCAGGGCCGCTTACTTCGGCTTGGGTGGACAGGGGCAAGCTACACCATATGGTAGTAGCCCACGCGAACGTCAGTTCTTCCAGGGCCAGTTCCAGAATATGTACAACCAGTACATGGGTGGGCTAGGCCGTGAGTTGGGCCAGGGGCAACTCCCAACCCAACGGTTCGGTGAATTCTTACAGGACTTCCCCTATAGCCAACAGTTCCAAGCCCTCCCCCCGTCTATGCGTGGGGCAGGAGTAGGACAATACGCACCACAAGCTAGGTTCTTGTACCAGTGACCTCACCCCGTCTCCCTAACCCGATAGGTATAACGTATGCTGACGACTACAGTCAGGTGCGTATGCCATCGCGCCCTGTGGCACCTACTGATACCGAACCCATCGTACAGGTAGGGACAGATGATCCTGTTGTCCGTAATGCGTTCGAACAGTATGTGTTAGACCATGCCGAGTTCGGGGCGATGGTAGCCCCACCCCGTGATACTCAGGGGTTCCTGCCCATACCTGGTCTAGAGGATATGCCTGGGGCCGACCTGCCCCATGGGGCAGAGACCTACGCTATACCGCCCGAGGTTGGTGGTCTGGTCACCGGACGTGGGGGTGAGGCTGCGCGTGAGTTCATGGCTGGTGCTCCCATGGCTGCCATCCAGGCATTTCAGAAATATGTTGACGAGCCCATAGGGGCCACCATCATGAGCGAGTTCGGCACTAGATCGCTCTATGACCGTCCAGAGCTTCCTTGGCCGACCCCTCTAGGCCCTGACCCTGAATTAGGTGCACCTCTAGCACCCTGGCAGGATGAGTGGCGAGAGCAATACCAACAACAGCCATTAGCTGCCAGACTGACCAGCGAGATACTCCCTTGGGTAGCAGCACCTGCGACAGCCCCTATCCGGGGAACTATCGCTGCCGCAGGCAAGACTGGCCCTATCGGATATGCCGGTGGGGCTGCTAGGACTGCGTTGCTGCCTTTTGCAGCAGAAGAGGCTGTAGGTGCGGCTCTACTAGGGGGAGGAGCGAAAGCTTTGGTTGGTGGGGCCAGAGCGATACCTAAGATCCCAGGTGCAGCCCAGGCTGCCGCCGAGTTGCCCTTTGAGATCTTGGGCAGACTGGGCGAGAACCTGATGGGTAAGGTCAAACAGGTCCATCGGTGGGCGTCACAGACAGATGCTACTAGACCCTCACGCCGGGTGGCCGTAGAGGCCCCTGACCCTGAGGCAGATGTTGCCCATTGGAGAACACCCAGGAACGTACCCGGTACAGAGTCTGGACGTAACTGGGCAGAGAGGTCGGTTGGCGACCTCAGAGAGGAGTTTGCCGCTAGGCATGGGATAACAGATCCTGAAGACGTGGCTACTATCGTGAGGATCGGGCGTGAGCCACTCAGGGTCATGGAAGATGCAGCTAACCAACTAGATCAGATCAGGTTACGTGATAGAGACTTAGACGAACAAATAGTTAAAGCACGTAGCGAGGGTAAATCATTAAGTTCTTTAGTGGAAGCTAAGAACGACCTTGTACGCGAACAGAAAGACATAGTTCAGAAAGTGTGGGCTGACCTGGAGGAACTTGGTGTTACTACGCGGGGTAAATCAGCAGAAGTCGCAAACCTCCATACTCTCTTCGGCAATATAAGAAAGAATGTCCGAGAAGCAGCGGAAGAAGCCGAGCAGGTTGTGGCCCGAGGACTCCTAGAAGAGCAGACTGGCAGAGTAGAGCCTACCTATTTCGGCGGCAAGAAACTAGATGAGCTATCTGACGACCAGCGCGCCAGAATTAATGCCGCCGTAGATGAGGATATAGCCATTAGAGACACGGTGAATACCAATAGATGGGGAAGCATCTTCCTTGGTAATCATAAACTATGGGATATCCCAATCCGTAGATTAGAGTTTCTGATAGCCGATGCCGCCATCACGGGTCGTACTATCGAGGATCCGTTTACACGCCAAAATATCCCGATCCGTTCTGTCCAGGGTGAGGAGGCTTGGCTAAACGCGGTCAAACGGGAATATGGTGATGGCTATACGCTCGTCACTCAGGGCGCAGACAAACTACCTAAGACGGTAGATGAAGCCATCCCCATGGTGCAGGCCCGTATCGACGAGGTTAGACGGTACTGGGGTGAAACCCTTACACAAGAGATGCGTCTGCGTATCAGCGACAACGATGCAGGATTAAGACGTCTTAAAGATCCTGAGATAGACATAGTAGACCCAGGCCCAGGTATACGAAATGCCTTTGAAGCTGACGGTCAGAGACTCTTTGAACAAGATGGTCGTGCTGGTGTGGGTGCTTACCGTGCTCGACTTGAGCAGGTCTTAGATGAGTGGATAGATTTTACCCGTCCTAGTGGGGCAGGAAAGACCATCGTCCCTAGATGGAAGGCAGGGAAGTTCAAGGGCGAAGAGATAAAGATATCGGCAGAACTACTCAAGGACATCCAAGGAAAGGCTGCGAAACGTAACCGGCTGCCTGGTATGAAGGCGGCGGTCATGCGCTACCTTGATGATATCGTGACCCGTCAGATCGACTCCGGTCAGAAGGGTGGAGTAGTTGAGATCCCCGAATGGATGGGGGCCATGGACGCCGAGGACTCACTCCACGGCCTGGCTAACGCAGCATATAAAGAGGAGTTCACCGCTGGTATACACACTCCAGAAGAGCTGGCTGTGCAGGCTGTGAACGAACGGGGCCAGGTACCAGACCTGAATGTCATCAATGCCAACGTAGAAAGGATGGGTGGTACCGAACCGTACACCAATATAGATGATGTGATCAGAGCCGCTGACGTCAGTAATGGAGGCGTATTCCAGAGCCCTACTGCCAGAGGGACTGGCATCGAGGTGATAAACAGCCAGTGGGTGATAGGCAGACCTCACGGTGCTAGTGACCGCGCAGACTGGCAGGCGTTCGACTTCTTAGAGAATAAATTTCATACCAATGCAGAGGGGAAAGTCTCGAAGTTCCGCAATAAAGAGAAGGCAGCGGAACTTCTCAATGCTGACCTACTGGCCAGGAACAGCAAAGCCCTGGATATGCGCTACGAGATAGTAGCCAGAGAGATAGATAAGGTAGACGTTGAAGTAGCTGAGGTATCTGCGATACTGAAGAGTGATGACTTCGACGGTGGCAAGCTCAGGGACGCTATACAGGACAACCCTGAACTACTGGATAACTGGGTCAAGACCATCTTTGTGGTCACCAGGAACCAAGAGACCAATAAGTTTATGATCGGTCTGTCCGATGAGGTGGGCGCATATACGAGTCCTACTTCATACGCGAATAAAGTTCCAGTATTCGACCCCGATCAGTTCTCTGACCTAGCGTTCTACCATAATCATATACGCAGCCAGGTCTTTGATTCCGAACAAGCGGCGTGGACTGCCGCAACTAACGATGCTCAACACATCATTGGAGATGGCGTCAGGCCAACTCCACGGATGTTAGAGAACGTGCGCTACATCAACGCCCAAACTCCTGGTGAGCCTCAGCTCGAACGGGTCATCCGTGAGGGTCTGCGTGACTGGCTAAAGACGAGAGATGCTGTCACCGCTGTAGAAGAATCAGAGAGAGCGGCCAAGGAGATCGTCTACCAGTTCGAAGAGCGCGGCGGTGTGGGCCAGTTCATGTCTAAACCTGGCAGTAACGAACCCATCCAGTACAAGAGTGAGAAAGCGGCCAAGAACTTCCTAACCAGCCTGGCCATCGAGCAGTCCGACCAGGGTATACGGTGGCGTCCGTATGCTGGCATAGATAACGGCAAGCCGATGACCGAGACGGAGGCCATCCAGAGGACAGGGGATACCGTAGCCGATGAGATAGGGGCTCGTAATAACGAGAGCGACCACACACCTGGTGAGACCCACACCATATCCGGTCTTACTGACGAGCGTGTGGTAAACCCGACAGTATCTGGCCCAGCCATAGCCAACTCCATAAGCTGGCCCCATACAGCAATAGACGGGCAACTCCACATAGAGACTAGCGCGATCATGCGCCTGGGTGACACCGACTATGTGGTGACTGACGTGCCTAACTGGGGTATCCAAGCCTACGCCAGGATAGGCTTGGATGCCGAACGTGCGTGGGTACCCATCGAAGGTATACGCCTAGACCCTAATACCGGACAGGCAGACGTGGCCCGATCCAGGTTCATTGACATGTCATTAGAAGAAGCAGAATGGGAACTTCAGTATGCAACTCTAGAAGAAGAAATAGAAGGCATCTATTACGGGATGGGTAACCCCGACCTAGAGACCATATCCCGTAGGCTGACGGCTGGACTTGAGGATGCACAGGGAGAGCACTGGTCACTGGAAGACTGGCAAGGCTTGAACGAATGGTTCGGCACCCCACATGCTACTGGGTTCTCCAAGGCATCTGCTGCTAGGGCTATGGAAACTCCAGCTCCTACTGTGCCTCAGGGCGGAGTTATTCCATGGGATACTCCTAATATGGGCATGGGTCGTCCTAAGAGTCCTCCTGGCCCTCCGACTGAAGTGGAAGTATTCCATGGTACCGACAGCCCCGCCGGTAAAATACAGGGGCTGCCAGATCTAAGAGAAGGTACGGAGTGGACATTCGGTGGTGTTCATTTTGGTACAAGAAAAGCCGCTACAGATCGGTTAGGTACCTACGACAAAGGTGGTGTTCAACCTGACCCGACTAAGTGGAGGGTGGTTCCCGTAGAGATCAGGCTCGAAAAACCGTATGGCTCTATTGATAATCCTATAGATGAAACAGAAATCTACGGAATGAATTTGCGTATTCATTTCAAAGAAGACCTTGATGCTGGCATACCACTGGCGGAGACGCGCAAACACCGGACGGGGTTCCAGCAATTAAAAGATGAAGGTCACGATGGCATCATATATAGGAATATATCTGAAGACCCAGACTCTATATCTTACTTAGTATTTGATCCGGTGAAGTCGGTTCTACCAAAGATAGTAGGAGACGATGCCCAGGCCCTACGCAGATTATTAGACAGTGACCCCGACCTAGAGGTCTACACAAAGAATGTCTCTAGAGAGAACAAGGCTGGTGGCCCACGGACGAAGGGAGTCCAGGTACGGGTCAGGTCTAAAGAAGGCGTAGCCCTAGACCCTACAGTAGCTAAGTACACCACCCGCAATACCTACGGGCCTACCTTTACTGGTGAGGACGCCATGCTGGATGCTCTGGCATGGGCAGATGAGGTTCGATATGGCCATAGGTCACGGGCTCCTGGCCATGTACCCCCTGAAGACCCCACCGACATGCTGTCAGCGGAGAAGGTACTGGAGCCTGATGAGGCACCGAAGCCTGAGACTCCGACCAAGAAGTCAACCAAGAAACTGCACAAGGTAAAGAAGGTAGAGGCAGACGCCGCCGCCGCCGGTGGTGATGGTGGTGGTCGCTACGTCAAAGAACTGGCCTTAGAGATAGCCGATGATGATAACCCTGTTGCTAAGCTGGCTAAGGTAATAAATCACTACGATCCGCTAGTAGCTAGGGCATCTGAGAAGGTACACGCTGCCCGTCAGCAGATAAGTGCAGAGATCATGGGGCAGATCGAATCTACTGAACTGTCTAAGATCCTGCACGGATCAAACAACGGTACAGAAACAGGTATCTATACCCAAGAAGCTAAGAATATAGCTAATAATATGATGGGGAAGCTCAGAGTACGACAGATCAGCGACCCTCTATCTACAGAATACCGTAGTGAGCTTATCGCCAAACTGGTAGATACTGGCGGAGACCCTGACCTAGCCCTTAAAGGTAACCCTCTAGTGGAATTCTCTCGTAAGGATGTAGAAGATCTTTATAAGGGAGTGCATGACTGGATCAAAGGGAAAGGCAGAGGCAGACCCATAACTGGTGCCAACGCTGTGCTGTCCATCGACCAGATCATGCGTGGAGACCTGCCCTATGCCAGTAACCTACGGATACTAGATGACATCTTCGATCTCAAAAAGAAGTACGGGGTGTCTCTGGAAGAATCCGCGAAGGGTTACATGAACAAGTCGGGCACGACTGCGGCCAGGTTCTGGGAGAACTTCCTAGACTTCCTGTCGATGCCTAAGGCCATCGTAAGCTCCCTCGACTTCTCGGCCCCACTACGGCAGGCTGTGATCTTAGGGCCTACCCACCCCGTAGAGTTCTTCCGTAACATACCTAAAGGACTGCGGTTACTGTTACACCCAACCAAGTCTAGGCAATACTCTGAGCTGGTTGATGACTATGTAACCGGGCGGTCTGGAGAAAGACCGTATGCTAACTTCCTTCAGGAGCATGGCCTATACATAGCTGATAAGAACGCAGGCATGTCGGGACGTGAAGAGTCCTTCGTATCTACTATGTTTGAGCGCATAGACGCCCTGAAGGACGACATGAACTGGATCAAGAAGTCACTAGGATACGCCCTAGCGGTACCCAACCAGGTGGTGCTCCGTTCTGAGCGCGGCTTCACTGGCTACTTAAACCTGGTCAGGGCGGATGTGACAGACACCATCATGGATAACTGGATCAAGGCAGGTAAGCTACACAAGGATGTATCCGGTGGGCTTAGGTACGGT